CACCGCGTCGAGCGTGTCGAGCTCGTGCACCTTCAGGAACGGCGCGCCCGCGTTCAGCCGGTCGAGCCGGACATGGGCGGGGTCGAGGCTCAGTTCCTCGTCATAGGGCTCGCCGAAGAAGGTCGCGCGCCGGACGCGCGCGCCTGCCGACCAGACCACTTCCACGGTGCGGCTGTCGGCATCGGCCGTGTTCGGCGCAAGCTCCGCCGACCGGCGCATGGCCGGCAGTTCGATCATCGTGTCCATGAAGGTCAGTCCTGTTGGTCGGTCTGCGCCGGGTCGGTTTCCGCGTCGGCGGAGGAGTCGTCGGTATCCGGTGCGTCGGCGGCGGGATCGGTCGCCGGATCGCCGGTCTGCGCGCTGCCGGTTTTGGTGACGCGGCGCGGGTCGCTGTCGAGCACGAGGCCGAGGGCATCGAGCTTGGCGTTGGTCGCGGCGATCTCGGCCAGCACCGCGTCAGGGTTGCGGCCCTGCTTCGCGATCACCTCGGCCAGCGTCATGGTGCCCGAACGGATCGACAGCAGGTTCGCCATCGCGTCCTTCTGCGGATCGACCGCCTCGAACTTCGGCGGCGACCATTCGACCGGCACGGTCGGTGACGGAATCTGCCCCGCCGCCCATGCTGCCTCAGTGAACCAGCGCCACACCGGAGCGCAGAACATCGGGATGAACAATTGCCACTGTACGGCATCGATCTGGCGGCGGAATTCGACGAGCCCCGCCCGGATCGAGGAATAGTTGACCTGGGACAGGTCCCCCGTCAGCAGCTCGTAGGGCACCCGGAACCCTGCCGAGATCGTGTGCAGGCTGGCCCGCTTGTATTCGCCGTAACCCCCCGTCGCTGAGGGCTGGTTGAAGCGGATGTCCTTGCCGCCGCGGGCATAGGCGATGAGCCCCGGTTCGAACTGCTCGACCCGATTGCCGTCAGCATCGACCACGGAGGGCGCGATGCCCTGCTGCGCCTCGTCGTCGCCGAAGACGATGGCGGTGACGCAGGCCTCGGTCTTCTTGCGGACCAGTTCGGCAACCTCGTAATCGTCGAGATCGCGCAAGCTGCGGATCACCGGCGCGCCCCAGGGAACGCCGCGCGCCTGCGTGCGCTGCTTCTCGTAGACATGGGCGATCTCGGTCGCGGGGACCGGGCGGCTCTGCAGGCCGTTCTGCAAGGCCCCGTAGGCGTCGCCCGGGTGCTCGACATGCAGCCAATAGGCCCGGCGCTTGCCGACCGGGTCGAACTCGATCCCCTGCACGAGGCGTCCCGCGCCGATGGCGCCAGATTTCGTGGCGTCGAGGAAGTCGGCCTCCAGCACCTGCAATTGCAGCGGCACCGGCAGACCGTCCGAGGACCGCCTCAGGCGGCGGCGCACCAGCACCTCGCCCGCCTCGACCATCTCCCGACAGATCAGCGTCTGCAGCCCGTAGAAGTCGAGCTGGCCGTCGGCGTCGCACTCCGCCGTCCAGCGCTCGAACAGCGCGTCGACCTTGCGGTCCAGCGTGTCGTCGCCACTGGCGGCGCGCGGCATGATCCCCGCGCCGATGATGTTGTTGACCAGCACCGCCACGGCCTTGGCCGCGTGCGGGTTGTTGCGCACGAGATCGCGCATCCGGTCGCGCAACAGCGCCCCGGCGACACCGATCTCGGTGTCGGCGGAGGATCCCGGCGCGCGCCAGCCCTCCGTCCGTCGCCCACGTGCAGCCCCGTCGTAGCCCCGCGTCAGGGTCTCGAAGACCTGACGCGCCATCACGCGGCGGGCGGCCATGCGCGGCGCCACCGATGCGATGGCATGGTCGAACCAGTTCGCGGACATCAGCGATCCCCGCGGCTGAAGCCAGCGAGACCGGCCACCGGCAACGGCCGTGTGGTCCCCGCGATGGCGCGCTCGATGGTGCGGATGCGGGCGAGCAGGTCCTCGGCCGAGCCGTAATCCACGGACTTGCCGTCATAGCTGACCCGGGTCGTGCCGCTGGCATAGGCCCGACGCAGCGCCGAGAGCTCGGTTTCCGTCCAGTCCGTCATGTCAGAACCATCCTCCGCGCCGTCCGAGCCAATGGGAGCGGCGCTTGCCCTGCGGGGCCTGTCCCGGCCGGTTGATCTGTCCCGCGGGATCGGTGTCGGTGGGGGCGGCTCCGAGCTGATCCTCGAGGTCGCGCCACTTCTCGTCGGGCCAGCGGTCGGCGCCCGCGATCCAGGCGGCGGCGCGGGCGTAGACCCGGCAATCCAGCGCCTCGTTGCGTTCGCGCAGCTTCTGCCATTCCAGCCGGGCGAAGCCGCGCTTGGTGCGCACCGTCACCAGTTGTTCGGCGACGAACTGCTTCAGCCATTCGTTCTCGACCCAATGCGGCAGATGCACCGAGCCGGGCGGGAACGCCGCGCCGTCGGCCATCTCCTCCTCGGTCGGACGCGCCAGCCGTAGAAAGCGATAGGTCTCGGCCTTGAAGGTCGAGACCGCCACGGTCCAGAGCCGCGCCCCGCGCCGCAGGCGTTTGCCGCCCTCGGTCGCGTCGACGAAGGTCGGGCCCGACACGGGGCTTGAGCGATTGAACCCCTCGACGCCCTTGACCGGCGAGACCTGCCCAAACCCCTGCGCCCGCGACCACGAATAAACCGCCGGGGCCTCGTAGCCCGTGTCGATGGCGAGCCGCGCGATCCGCAGATGCGCCCCGCGTTCGTGCGGCCAGCTTCGATCCAGCAGCGCGGTCAGCTCCGACCACGCGTCGTGCCGATCCGGCCCGCCCTCGATGACGACGTGATCGACGAGCCAGCTTTCCAGCCCGCGACCCCAGGCCCAGACGTCGACCTCGATCCGGTCCTTCTGCACGTCCGCACCGGCCGTGAGGAACAGCCCGCCCGCAGGCACCGTGCCGGATTTCCAATGCTCGCGGCGGTCGTAGAGCCGCTGCCAGTCCGGCGCTTCCCCGGTTTCGACCCATGTCTCGCCAAGGATCGTATTGCGGAACGCCTTGATCGCCTCGTCCGAGCCCTGCGCTGCGTGCCATGCCCGCACGATCCGCTCCCAGCTCAGCCAGCCGATCGGCGAATAGAGCGCCGAGAGGTGATATCCGACCGTGGTCGGATCGGCGGCCGTGGCGGTCGCCCGCCATTCGCCGCCCTCCAGCATCGCCGTCTTGTGATGTTCCGCGATGGGCTGCTCGCAGCCCTCGCAGTGATACTCCGCCGTCTCCGGGCGGCCTTTCTGCCAGCGCAGCCGGTCGAACTTCAGCCATTGCGCATGGCCACAGTGCGGGCACGGCACGAAGTACCGCCGCTGGTCACTGGCGTCGTATTCCCGCTCGATCCGCGACAGCCCCCGGATCGTGGGCGTCGAGACCAGCAGCACCTTGCGCCGGTGGGCGAAGGTCAGCGACCGCGCCTCGGCCAGCGTGACCGGATCGCCTTCCTCGTCGGCCGAGGCCGGATAGGCGTCGACCTCGTCGAGGAAAATGTACCGCGCCGGGGTCGAGCGCAGCCCCACGGCCGAGTTGGCGCCGGTCATGATCAGGATGCCGCCGGCGAAATCCTTCGACAGCATGGTGTTGCCCGCGTCGCGGGACCGGGCCGGTTTGACCCGCTCCCGCAGCTCGGGGCTTTCGTCGATCAGCGGGTCGATCCGCTGGCGCGAGTTGCGCTTGGCCAGTTCCACGGTCGGCTGGACCGCCAGCATCGGACCCGGCGCCTGGTGGATGGCGAACCCGATCCAGTTGTTGCCCGCCTCGGTCGCGCCGACCTGCGCGGCCTTCATGAACACGACCCGCTGCGTGGGATCGCCCGGCGACAGCCGATCCATGATCTCGCGCATGTAGGGCGTGCGCACCGTGCGATATCGCCCGGGCTCGGCCGAGGCGCGGCCCGAGAGCATCCGGTGCCGGTCCGCCCATTCCGAGACGGTCAGATCCGGGTCGGGCCGCAGCCCGTTGCCCCAGGCGCGCAGGATCTCGCCCGCGCCGTCGAAATCCGTCAGTGCGTCATCATCACCGGAAGTCGGGCCGGACCTCGGCGAGTTCGTCGAGGTGGGCTCGTACATGACTCGAAAGGACCTTCTGCATCGCGGCTGGCTCCACGGTGATCTGCTGGCCTGTCGCCTCGCTGCACGAGGCCGAGAGCTCGGCCGCCATCAGCGCCGCCGCGCGCGCAGGCCAGTTCACCCAGGCGTCCCGCTCCTCCCGCGCCAGCCGGAACACCAGCGCCAGCGCGCGGGCCCGCTCGATCAACTCCCCCTTCAGCTTCTGGAGCCGGATGCGCCGCTCCTGCGCCTTCAGCACCTCGTTCGCGGTCTTCGCCTGCAGAAAGGTCGTGCCGCCGCCCACCGCCGGAACAGCCAGACCCTGTTCGCGCAGGGTATCGCCGACGGCCGCTACCGCCGCCTCGGGGACGGGTTTCAGCTTCGGCGCGGGCGGCTTGCGGGTCTTGGACGGGTCCGTCGTTTCCGCCCGCCGCGCGTCGCTGGCGGCCGCATTGATGCTGCCGTCGGGATAGAGCACCAGCCGCTCGGCCGTCTTCGCTTTCTGGATCGCACCGCGCGACAGCCCGACATGCGCGGCGTACTGGCGCTCGCTCATGCCCTGCATCGACGGCTCCGATTATCATTCAAGATCATGTGCTTATCGAGTTGATAAGCGTCGCGGACAGAGGGAACGTGTCTCCAGAAGGACGATGCAACTCGCCAAGGAGCTACAACGATGACGACCCGCCTGAACCCGATCACCACCCCGCGCCACGAACTCCGCGCCGAGAAGGCGCGCCGGAACAAGGAAGCCGCGCTCGCGGCCTTCATCGGCAAGAAGGCCGAGATCGACGAGATGCTCGCGCGCCTGCAGGCGCTCAGCGACGACCATTTCAACTGCGCCCCCGACGAGGCGGGCTGGGCAATGGTCGGCACCCTCGAACACTACGCCAGCCTCCTGAAGCGCATAACCGACAGCGCCTTTGGCGAAGGCGAACACGCCCGCTGATCTCCGGCGCTGCCGGAACTTCCGCCGCGCGCCCTGCGCGGCTCGGGGTCGTAGAAGGCGCCGCATGACGCGGGCCCGAATACGGAGACGACCCCATGACCAAGATTTCCGATACCCAAGCCATCATTCTCAGCGCTGCAGCACAGCGCGAGAACCGCATCGCCCTGCCGCTGCCCGAAAGCCTGCGCGGCGGCGCCGCCGCCAAGGTGGTCGGCGCGATGCTCGCCAAGGGCTTCCTGCAAGAGGTCGACGCCGACATGCGCAAGGGCGAACCCGTCTGGCGCGAGACCGGCGACGGCCACGGAGTCACGCTGGTCGCGACCGACGCAGGCCTCGCCGCCATCGGGATCGAGCCGGAAGGCAGCGACAGCGCGCCCACGGGTGCCGACGCGGCGCCGAACGCGGAGCCCGCGCCGAACACCGCCACAGAACCGGACTCCGCGTCCAAGACGCGCACGCCGCGCGAGGGCACCAAGCAGGCCACGCTGATCGCCATGCTGCGCGCGCCCGGGGGAGCCACCCTCGACGAGATTGTGGCGGCCACGGGATGGTTGTCACACACCGCGAGGGGCGCGATGTCCGGCGCGCTGAAAAAGAAGCTGGGTCTGACGATCACCTCCGACAAGGTCGATGGAAGGGGACGCGTCTACGCCATCCGTGACTGACGCTCTGCAGCGAAACGAACATGTACCGCCGCCCAACGCCGGGCGGCGGTTCTTCATTCGACGCTCCGCATCCGGATCGCCTCGAACAGCCGCCTCAGCAGGTAGCCGCGCACCAGCGAGACGCCGACGAAGGCGAGGCCGATCGTCAGATGCTCCGGGAGCCCCGTCTCGATCCCGAACCACGGGAATACGACGATCTGCGTGGCGATGGCCAAAACGTAGCCGACGACAACGTTTGCCGCGGCCTCGACCATCGACATGGTCCGGCTCTGCTTCATCGCAGGCTCTCCATGAAGGCCGTCACGAACTCCGCCGCGAGCGGCGGAACGATCGCATTGCCGTAGCCCCGCAGCAGCCCCATGCGACCGGGTATCCCATCAGCCAGCGGGAATGTTCCGGGCTCAACGGGCCGCCAGCGGTCATCGCGGCAGAGGAGCCAGTCCGGATCTCGCCAGACGCCGTCCGTCGCATTGGCCCCGGCAGGGTCGGCGCCATCGACCAGTCCACCAGCTTCACCGTCCTGCGGCTCGCATCGGTGTTGCCGGCCGCATTGTATCGCTTCGTGGCGGGCGAGCCCGCCATCGCCGTCGGCCAACCCGCCAGCCAGACCTGTCGGCCGAGCAGCGCATTGATCGGCACCGCCCGGCATCCCGAGCCGTCCTTGTGATCCCGCGCCGAGGCTGTCGCCCAGCCCGCCCGGCTCGAGGGCGACGGCGCCGAAGAAGAGGCGTTGGCGGATGTGCGGGGCGCCGATGCCCGCAGCCGGCAGATCGGCCGCTGCGACGGCGTAAGATGCCGCTTCCAGGTCAGCCGCCAGAGCGTCGAACCACGCCCAGTCAGGCGAGTCCGTAACCGCCGCGTCAAGCGTTCTGCCAACCGGTCCGAGCACTGCCGCGCTCGCGACCTGCTCGCCGAAGACGATCTCTGGACGGCAGGCTGCGACGAGGCGCAGGAAGGCCGGGGCGAGGTGGCGGTCATCGTCTTGGCCCTTGCGCTGCCCGGCCTGACTGAAGGGCTGGCAGGGCGGCGAACCGGTCCAGACGGACAGGTCCTCGGCAACGCCCACGAGGCGCAGCGCGTAGGGCCAGCCGCCGATCCCGGCGAAGAAATGACATTGCGCGAAACCGCGCAGCTCGGCGGGCTCCACGTCCAGGATGGACCGCCCGTCTACTTCGCCATCCGGCAGCAGCTTGGCCGAGATCAGCTCCCGCAGCCATGCGCAGGCCGCGGGATCGGCATCGTTGTAGTAGATGGCCATCAGGCGGCGGCATCGGCCTTGTTGCCCAGCCGCTCGATCTTCACCTCGGCGAAGGTCCGGCCGTCTCCTTCGAGGATCACATCGCGGCCGGTTTCGGCCTCCCAGCGCTCGATGGCGACGTCGACATAGGCCGGGCTGATCTCCATCGCAAAGACGCGGCGGCCGTTGGCCTCGCCTGCCATGATCTGCGAGCCCGAACCCGAAAATGGCTCGTAGCAGAGGCCGCCGCGGGCGACGTGCTGGCGCATCGGGATGCCGAACGCGTCGAGCGGCTTAGGCGTCGGGTGGTCGGGCCGCTCGTCCTTCGCGAAGGACGGCATCTCCCACGTCGAGGGCAGCGTCTGCTCGGCGACCTTCGGCGGGCGGTTCGGACGGCGCCAGCCCATGAAGCAGGGCTCGTGCTTCCAGAGGTAGTGGGAGCGGGTCAGGACGCCGCGGTCCTTCACCCAAATGATCTGCTGATGGACGAAGGCGCCCGCCTTTTCCCAGCATGCTTCCAGCATCGCCTGGCGGCGCGAGGCGTGCCAGCAGTACCAGGCCGCGTCTTCAGTGATCGCCTCGGCAACCGCGGCGGCGATGAATCCGTCGTAGAGTTCCGCGCCCTGGCTGCTGTCGTCCCAGGTGACGCCGTAGGACTGCGACCAGTCCTTGTTCCGGGTCGGGTGGTTCGAGCCATCGTAATCGACGAGATACGGCGGGTCGGTCGCGAACAGGATCGCGCGCTCGCCGTTCATCAGGCGGCGCACATGCTCGTGGCTCGTGCTGTCCCCGCAAAGCAAACGATGATCGCCGAGGATCCACAGATCGCCCGTGCGCGAGGCCGGGTTGCGCGGCGGCTCGGGGATGGTCACCGGAGGCAAGGAGCCACCGGCGCCACCCTCTTCTTCACTGCCGCCGTCCGGATCGAAGGCAAGCAGCTTGTCGAGCTCGCCGTCCGAGAACCCGACCAGCGACAGGTCGTAGTCGTCCGCCAGCAGTTCCTGCAGCTCGGCCGACAGCAGCGCCTCGTCCCAGCTGCCGAGCTCCGTCAGCTTGTTGTCCGCGATGCGGTAGGCCCGCCGCTGCGCCTCGGTCAGATGCCCGAGCACAATCACCGGTGCTTCGGTCAATCCGAGCTGCGTCGCCGCCAGCACCCGGCCGTGGCCCGCGATCAGCTCCCCGTCCTCGCCAACGAGGCAGGGCACGGTCCAGCCGAACTCGGCCATGCTGGCGGCGATCTTCGCGACCTGGTCGGCCCCATGCACCTTCGCGTTCTTCGCGTAGGGCTGCAGGCGCGCAAGTGGCCAGGTCTCGATCCGCTCGGGGGCGAAGGCGAGGGTCATGAAGGTTCCTGTCGATGATCGATCGGCATTGGCCGGATGGACTCCGGCGTGGCGGGGTCCACCGGCTTCTGGGTGGACTCCGGTATCCGCGAAGCATCCACCCCGCGCGGCCGGTCAGGTGTTTGAATTCACGAGGGTTTCTTGGCGTTGCAGCTGAACGCTGGACTCCGGTGGCTTCCCAAAAATCCGGCCCTGTCGCTGGCGAAATGCCGAGCCAAGCCCGCCAGCATACATAGTTGCCAGGAAGGAACCGCGGGCTTGGGCTGCGGGGGCGGACAGCGGCCCGCAAGGAAAGGATAAGCGACTTTCCTTTCGTAACGGGTTCGCCAACGAAAGGATTGTTTTGCTCGGGTCCGTCCCGCGCGCGCCTCTCCCGAGTATATCCGTTTTCTAACCCGGGAGAGCCGTTTTTGTCTTAGCGAAAACTGTCCGGCGGACACTTTCCTATTGCGCCCATGGGCTTACGCGCCAGCGGCCAGCGCGATCACCTTGCGCTTCGACAGGGTGCGATTGAACGACCGCCTGTTGAGCGTCAGCGCGATCACCGAGAGCCCGTATTGCCAGTGCTGATGCGCCGCGGAGCGCCGCAGACCGACCGCCCAGCAGATCTCCTTCCAGCGCTCGCCATGCGCCTTCATCCAGACGATCTTGCCGTCGAGCGGCTCGAGGCAGGCCGTCCACGTCAGCGTCTCCTCCATCCGGCTAATGTCCTGCGGCGAGGGCAGCACGCGCATCGGCTTCGGCTCCATGCCGACCTTGTCGCCAAAGCTGTGGACGATCTCGGGCCACGTGCTGAAGTATCCCTGTCGCCGGGGCTCGGGCATCCGCTTCAGCACGAGGGCCGCCACGGCGAGCCGCTCCTCGACCATTGCCGGGGTCCAGTCCGTCATCGCTGCACCTCCAATTCCGAGTGGCGCGCGCCGTAGAGACGCTCACCGAGTTGCCGTACCAGCTCCCGCTCAGGCCAAGTAAGTCTCTGGTCGTCAAGCGAAACTGCGAAGATGCCTTGCTCCTTCCACCCTTCGCGCCGGATCTGCTCTGGGCCGCGGCGATGGCCGCCATAGCCCTTGGGATGCCACCTCATTGGACGCCTCCCTTGGTCTCCAGCGCCCAGAACAGGATCGCTATGGCATCCGCCTCGTTGTCGTCGGCCGGGCTGAAGCCGCGGGCCCGGGCGGCCGTGATCATGGCGTCCTTGTTGGCGTTGCCCTTGCCGGTGGCGAAGCGCTTGATCGTGCCGACAGGGACGCCCTCGTAGGGCACGCCGCGCAGTTCGGCCCATGCGGTCAACGTGGCCATGAGCCCGCCATAGACATGCGCCGCATCCGTGCCGGCGTGGCGGCGCACCTCCTCGAACCAGATGGCGGCGATGGGACCGGAGAGCCGATCCAGCTCAGCCAACCAGTTCGTGAAACGCAGGTAACGCATGCCGCCGCCATCAAAGCGACCGGGGCGGAAGGACACTGTGCCGGAGGTGATCAACCCGTCGGCCCCATGCAGGGCCCACCCCGTGGTGGTGCCGAGATCCAGCGCGAGCAAGGTGCGATCGGCGCGGTGCGCGACAGGCAGATCGGGGATTGCCTCGGATGCGCTGGTGGCGAGAGTCAGGTCAGCCATGGGTGGTCTCCTCTTCTGGTTGGCTGCTCGGGTGGAAGACGACGGCGGCCTGGTGCTTGGCGGTACGGGGCCGCCGTCGTCGGATCGGGATGTGCAGAGAGCGTCGGAGCCCGCGCGCGCGGATACCCATCGACGTATGGAAGGAGAGGCCAAACCTGCCGGTTGGCCTCCCCATACGTAGTATGGGGGCTTCCCCACTCGCCTCATGTTTTGGGCGTAGGACACTGTTTTCATTGTGCTTTTGCGGGGTGGGCAATGAGAGAGGCCGGTGAGGAAGACCTTTCTCATCCTCGTGCCCAACCCATTGATTTCATTGGGCCATGAGGAAGGGATGAGAATGAGGAAGGCCGCGCTCATGATGAGGAAGTCAGTCATGGGCCTCCTCCGGATAGACCCAGACGGAGGGGTTCTCGACCTCGCGCGCGCGGCCGGAATGGGGGCATTTGTAATGGGTCGGCAGGACCGGGACACCCTCGTCGAGAACCTCGCCGGTCTCGGCGTCGATGACGGGATCGCGGCCGAAGCGCATGTCCCGGACGACGAGATACCCGAAATGCGATTGCGTGCCGGGGAAGCCGTGCTCCGTGAAATTCCGGCGGAACTTGATCTGCCCCTTGGTGGCGAGAACTGCGAGCCGTTCGCGGATGCTGTAGCGCCCGCCAAGATCGTGCTGGTTCTCGAACGCTTCGGCAAACTGGGTGGCGGTGTAGAGCCGTCCCTCGGCCGCCTCGTCGAAGATCAGCCCGAGGACGACCAGGTTCTTGCGATCCCGCTCCGCGTCATGCCTGGCGCCCAGATCCTTGCGTACCAGCCGCTCGCTGCACGGGGTGAGCTCGGTCCAGGTGCCATTCACCTTGTCGACCACCTTGGCAGGCAGCGCGGGGCCGTTGCGCAGCTCGATCTCCAGCCGGCGCTCGCTGGCCTCTTCCTCGGGCCGGTGCAGGATCAGACCGGTGGTGTAGAAGCCCCGGAGCGCGCTGGCGCCGGAGAGCGCGAGGAACGGATCCTCCTTCACCTGGTGCTTCGATAGCTTCTTGGTGTGGTGGACGAGGATCACACCGCAGTCGGGATTGACGTGGTCACGCAGCACCTCGACCCGATCCTTGAGGAAGAACATCATCGCGGCGTTGTCGTTCTCGCCGCCGCCGTCGGGCCCGCCGTCGAAGAGGTTGCGGATCGGGTCGATGCAGAGGATGTCGAGCGGTTCGTCGGGGAACGCGGCCCTGATCGCCTCGGCCACGCGCGCGCTGCCGTCGGCATCGAGCAGCATGCGCAGCTTCGGCGTGACGACCAGGTTGTCGCGCGCGGCGGCGATCAACTCGGGCGGCAGACCGATCTGCTGCATGCGTTCGCGCAGGTAGTGGTACTGGATCTCGGCCTGCAGGTAGAAGATCCGCAACGGCCTTGGCGGCCTGAAGCCGAGGAAGGGCACGCCCGCCGCCATGTGCACGAGCAATGCGATCAGCAGGTCGCTCTTGCCCACCTTGGGCGCGCCGCCCAGCACCAGGAGCCCGCCCGGCGTCAGAATGCGCGGGCCGATGATGTCGTCGGGCATCGGGCTGTTGTCGTCGAGCAGCGCGCCCAGCGTGAAGGTGGGCAGGTCAGTTTGCGCGGGCGCGGCACTGTCGAGGCGGATCAGCGGCGGCCCGTGCCGCTTGATATGCAGCTCCCAGAGGCGGTTCGTCTCGCGCTTCAGCCGGCCGAGCGGCCAGGAGGGGCGGAGCATTGCGGCGTTGTAGCCGCAGATCGCCGTCCAGCCCTCGTCCATCGAGATGCGACCTTCGTGGACAAGCCGCAGGAAATAGCCGATGGCGGCAGAAGCCCCCTCGAAGCGGGACCATTCGTCGGTGCCGCCCTCATGCACCGGTGTCATGAGCACGTCGTCGATGGCGGGTTTCTCGCGGGGCTCGGCCGTCGCCATGCCGACGCCGGGCATGGGCGGCATGTCGGCGACGCGCTCGGCCATCTCGGTGAGATCGACCTCGAGATCGGCTGCCTCGCGGATCTGCACGAGTCGGGTAAGACCGCCCTTGTGATAGACGGTGCCGGGCACGCGGATCGGCTGGTGGGCCGAGCGGAAATGGGTGTCGCCGCCGACCTTCAGCGCGATCTCGCCGCGCAGCTGGCAGAGCCGGTCGAGCTCCAGGCCCTCCGCGGGCTCGGTCAGCTTCCACCAGACATGGAGCTTCGTCGCGCCCTTGGGCGTCCGCCCGCCGCTCTCGACGATCAGCGTTGGTCGGCCGAGATGGTGGAGGAGGTGATCGAGCTTCGCCGGGATGTCGCCCGAGTCGAGATCGACCACGAGGCACTGCATCTGCAGGACCTCGGCGGCACGGGCCTGGCCCGTCTCCGCGACCGTGCCGGGGATGACATAAACCGCCGCGCCCTCGCGCGATGCCCAGCGGGCGAAGGTGGCGAGTTTCTCTGGCGCGTTGGCGTCCGCGTTGATCCAGATGTTGTGCGGCCGGCCGTCCTTGCCCTGACCCTTGTCGACGAAGCCGCGCACCGGAATCAGCCCGTCGGAATAGCCGAAGACCACATCGACGAAGCGCGCGATCTGGCCCGGGTCCGGTTCGACCGCGAAGGGATCGGCCAGCGGCGCTGCGTCGTTGAAATCGCGCCAGGGGTTGAAGTGGATGATGTTGTCGTCGCTCATGCCGGCAGACCCCAGCAGCGCTCGGCCCACGGGCAGAACCGGCATTCGAAGAAGTCGCGATTGGCCGCGATGCGGGGCAGCAGATCACCCGCATCGGTGGCGCGCAGGATCCGCACGCCGCGATCCGACATTCGCTGCGCGAGATCGGCATCGAAGGGCACAAGCTCGTGGTGCAGTTCCGCCGTGTCCTTGTTGATCGCGGTGAAGAGCGCCGGGTTGGTCGAGATCCCCGGCACTGTCGCTTCCATGTAGGCCTGGTAGAGCGCGATCTGCGCGGCATAGACGGGCTTCGCGACGGTCACGCCCTTGGCCACCGTCTCGCGCCAGTTCTTGGCGTTCATGGTCTTGCATTCCCAGAGCGCCGGCGTGCGCAGCCCCAACGCCGCTGGGGCCTCGGCGACGATCCCGTCGACATGGCCACGGATCCGTCCGCCGGCGACAGAGAAGCCGCACTGGCCGCCGTCGCGTTTCTGGGTGACCAGATCGAGCCCCGCCGCCCGCAGCCAGCGGATGGCGAGATCCTCCAGTTCATGCCCGATCGCGAAGATCCGCAGCGACCGGCCGGAGAAGTCCTGGCCCTCGTCCTTCGGCGCGCCAGCGAATTCGAACTGCAGCGCACGCTCGCAGGCATGACCCAGCCGGGAGGCGCCAAGATAGTCGCGCGGTGGCGTCGCCGCGCGCTCGGCTTCGAGCGCGGCATCCACGGCCGCATTCAAGCGCTCCGCGATGCCGGGGCGGTGGTTGTAGTCCAGCATCAGAACGGGATCTCCGACTCCGCCGCGATCTCGGCCATCTCGGCGCGGAACGCCTCGACGGTCGTGACGATCAGCCGGTGCATGTCGTTCTGCGTCAGCTGGCCCAGCGGCCGGTCCCAGCCGATCCGCTCCATCTCGGGCGCGAGTGCGCGCATCACGGCCGGCAGCGCCTGGGTTTCCTCTTCGGTGAAATCGACCATGCTCAGTCCTCTCTTTGCTTTACGGGTGAAGGCCGCCTGGCAACCCATGGAACAGAACCAGCGGCGGGTTCGGTGAGGCCGCGGCCGGTGGGGATCGAACCAGCCGAAGCCGCGGGTGCGCGCGGTGCAGACGGCGCAGAGCACCGGGCGCGGATGCCAGAGGCGATCAAAGCCCGGTCGATCCGCAGCCTCTGCGGGCGGGGATGGGACTTGCGCGACATGGTTCACGCCGCCCTCCGCTCGGGCGCGGCCGACATCACGAGCCGGCGAATGTCGCGCCGGTTGAACTGGAAGGTGATCAGCGCCGAGGCGCGGTAGCGGGTGAGCCCGTAATCCTGCCGCTGCGCGGGCGAGAGGTACTGGAGCTGTTTCTCTGTCGGCGCCTGACCCAGCCAGCGCCGCGACTTGAAGGCGCTCTCGTCGGTCTCGTGTTCGTTCAACCAGTCGTCGGCCTGCGCCAGACAGACAGTGCGCTCGCCCACGCCGAGAAGGCGCGTCCGCTCATTCTTCCCGCCGCCGACGGCATGCCAGCGGCCCTCGAGGAAGAACACGCCGCCCCAGGCATTGAAGCCGCTCGCCATGAGCGCGGACTCGTCATCGAAGAGATCCTCCCAGGCGAAGCTGGAGCGCTTCAGGAGGTCGATCTCGGACATGACCACGCTTTCGAGCGGCGGTGCCCCGTCGCTCAGGAACTCGTATCCACAGATCGGGCATTGGCGAGCTGCGAGCGGGACCGTCGCCTCGCATTCCGGGCAGGTCTTCGTCGGCGCGTCGCACGGTGTGGGATCGCGGCCGTCGAGATCGACGTCCTGCTCCAGCGTGCCGTGGGTCAGACTCGAGATCCCGAAATCCAGCACGATGCAGTCGGTCTTGACGATGCCGGGATGCTTGGCTGGATCGAGGGTGCGCAAGCCGCGTCCGACCATCTGGATCATGGTGGACTTGCAGGAACTGGGGCGCAGCAGCACCACGCAGGAGGTCGGCGGGTGGTCCCAGCCCTCGGTCAGCACCGCCACGTTGACGATCATCTGGATTTCGCCGGCAGCGTAGGCGGCGAGGATCCGGCGGCGCGTCTCGGTGCCGAGATCGCCGTGGATGACGCCAGCGGGTATCCCGTGGCCATTGAAGGCTTCGGCGACATTCTCGGCGTGGGCGACCGTCGAGCAGAAGACCACGGTCTGCCGGTCGCCGGCCTTTTCGCGCCAGTGCCGGATGACCTCGGCCGTGATCGGCGCGCGGTTCATGATCTCCGCGACGGCGCCCATGTCGTAATCGGACGCGGTCTTGCGGACGGCGCGCAGTTTCTCCTGCACGCCCACATCGATCACGAAGGTGCGCGGCGGCACGAGGTGACCAGACGCGATCAGTTCGGCCAGCGTGACCTGGTCACCGACATTGTCGAAGATATCGCGCAGCCCTTTCCGGTCGCCGCGGTTGGGCGTTGCCGTCACGCCGAAGATGTGCGCGTCGGGATTGGCGTCGCGCACGCGGTCGATGATCCGACGATAGCTGTCGGCCACCGCGTGATGCGCCTCGTCGATCACCAGAAGATCGAGCCGCGGCATCGCCTTCAGGCTGGGCGAGCGCGATAGCGTTGGCGCCATGGCGAAGGTGACCTGCCCGGCCCACGACTTGGAGCCGGCATCCACCACGGACGTGGTCACCTCCGGATTGAACCGGGCGAACTTCGCACGGTTCTGGCCGATCAGCTCGTCGCGATGGGCGAGAACGCAGGCCTTGGCCTCCGTCTCCTCAACCAGCTTGCCGGTGACCGCGGACAGCATGATGGTCTTGCCTGCGCCCGTCGGCGCGACGCCGAGCGTGTTGCCGTGCTTCGAGAGCGCAGCGAGGCTGCGCTCCACGAAGACTTTCTGGCGGGGACGAAGCCGCATCGGACGCCCCTCACTGCGCCCAGGCCGGACGGCCCGGCGCCGCCGGAGCGGTGGGCTGCGGTGCCGCCGCCGTTTGCGGAGCGGGCTGCGCAGGCGGCTGGTAGCCGTGGCCAGCCGTGCCCATGACCTGCGCATAGTCGCGATGGTCTGGCGTGACCGCGGCACGGATCTCGTTCTTATCCTCGCCCATCGCATCGGTGCCGCTGTCGATGCGCGCGACGAACTCCAGGCCGTCGAGATCGGCGAAGCCGTTGATCCGACGTGCGGCCTGCGCCTCGGGCGAGGTGTCCTTGTCCGAGATACCGCGCGCCGAGTTGAGCATGCCCCGGACAAGGCTGCGGCCCATGTTGGCCCAGTCCGGCCCCTTGGGGCTGTGCAGCCCGATCAGCGTGAAGATCTTGCGCCGGGCATAGGGGCCCTCGAGCACGGTGAACTCCCCGTTGAGATACACCGCGCCAGTGGAGCCGCGGGTGGCATAGCCCCCGGTCCAGCCCTGCGAGGGATCGTCGAAGCCGCCGGGGCGGATGGTCAGGCGCACCTTGGCCAGCGTGCCCTTGGGGATGAGGTTCGTGTTGGACTGCGCGTCGTTGAAATCGTTCCAGAGACCGGTCATGGCGTGGGGTCCTTTCAGTTGGTGGGATCGGATTGAGGGGTCGCGGCGGGCGCCGGGATGCGCGGCGCATCCGTCACGAGCGGGCGCGCATCGATCGGCAGGGGCTGGCGGATCTTCTCGATGAGTTGGCCGAGATGCGGCGGCTCCAGCAGGTCGAGACGGCCGGAGCGGTCCTTGGCCGGGTAGCCCCAGCTGTTCTGCGTGTGGCAGACGAAGACCCGCTGCGGCACGCCCTTGTCGTCGGGCAGCGAGGTGAGCGTCAGCACCTCGTCGACGATGCCGGGCAGCTCCAGCCCGGTCTTCGAGCCGTCGATCTGCGGGACAAAGACCTTGCGATTGAAGTCGTCGAGCTTCTCGTCGAGGATCCCGACGAAGATCACGTTCTTCGCCCGCGTGTGCTGGAGATGGGTGAGCCAGGCGATCATCTCGCGCCCATGCAGGCCGTAGGCCCCGCGGATGTCCGGCTTGCCGGTCTTCTCCGAATGCGCCTCCGGCTGGCCTTTGCACCACTGGAAGCAGAGCCGCCCCGCCACGGTGATCGAGTCGATAAAGACCGTGTCGTACTTCTCCAGTACCTTCGGATCGCCGTACTTCTTGCAGATCGCCTGGTAGTGGTCCTCGCTGTAGGGCTGGTCCTTGCGCAGCGCCGGGTTCGGCCCGCCGATGAACACCGCGAAGTCGCGGCATTCCCGCCAGGTGCGCGGGCGGATCGTGTCGATTGCCAACCCCTCGATGGCGAGATCGCCAGCCTCGAGGTCGAAAAACAGCGAGGTGGTCGAATTGAGGGTGCGCAAAAGCGTGGTCTTGCCTATGCCCGGAGGTCCGAAGATGGCGGCCTTCACGCCGCGCACCTCGGCCAGCCGCTCGTCGGCGGTGATGATCGGGAGGCTCATGCATCGCCTCCCTGCGGCCGGATCTCGACCGTCAACGCGCCGGTCTTCACGGTCCGCGCGGGCTCGAAGCCCTGGCGGATCGCGTCAGGCCAGGCCGCGTATTTGCGCTCGGGCACCTTGAAGGCGATCTCGACATACTCGGTGGCGTCGTCCCCGGCGGCGCGGATCCGCTCGACCATGGCGGCCAGCTGCGGCTGGTCCCACTCGACCCGTTTCGGTAGGTCGGCAACCACGGTGAAATCGCCGTCGTCGAAGCGGACAGTGCCGGTGTCCTTGGCCTGCGCCTGCCGCTCCTCGGCGGCGCGGGTGGCGTAGCGGACGGTCAGCGCGGCATCGAGCCGGGTCTTTGCGGCCTTGTCGCGTTTCAGGCGCTCGTCGATCTCGCGCTGGAGGATGGCCAGCAGTTCGACAGGCAGCCCGGCGATCTCCTGCGGGCTGAGGCCCGGCAGGTCATCGGGCGTTGGGGTGTTCTCGGGATAGGGCATTGGGGTCTCCAGAATGGGCGATGGGGATCAGGCGGCCTCGAGCAGACGCATCGAGAGCGCGGCGCCGGACGGGCCGGGCTTCGGGCGGGCGACGGCGATGTAGGCAAAGGCGTCGGGGCCGAGCCGGGACTGCACGAGGTGGACGAGCTTCTGCTCGGCCGCGCGCCGTGCGGCGGCGGCCACCAGCTGCAGCGTCCGTTGCCGGTCCGCAGGCAGTTTCGAGATGACCGACGTGGCGTCGACGGCGAGGAAGCCCCGGTGATAGACCAGTGCCTCGCCGGGTTCGGCCTGCGCGATCCAGGCGGCAAGCCCGACCTCGTCGAGCCCCAGCCCGTTCGCGCCGTGCAGCGGCACGACCTCGGCCTCGGTGATGGGCGACAGGCGTCCCATCAGGCCGCTCCTGCGCGCGGCTGGGTGTCCATGGTGTGCTGGAGCTGGTCCCGCTCGAAGGCGACGATGTCCTCGAGCCGGTAGACGACCCGTCCGCCGATCTTCATGTAGGCCGGGCCTTCACCCGCCCACCGCCAGCGCTCCAGCGTACGATGCGAGATCGTCCAGCGCCGGGCGAGTTCCTTCTGGTTCAGGCAATGCTTCTGCTGCATCGGCTCTCTCCGTTTGCATGTGCTTCGGAGAGAGATTGCGAAATCCCGCTATGGGATGTCGTCAGGATCGCAGGGGGATGCAGAGGGGGATGGATATGGCCTTGCAGGACAGGCTTGGACGGACTGCTGGGGGATCGTCATCCCCCTCCATCCCCCAGCCGATCCCACACCGAGCGCGATGAGACCGCGCATGGGGGACGGGAAGCGAGTCAGTCAATGTTCAGACGGTAGCCGCCGCGGCGGTCGGAGCGGATCAGTTGCCGCCAGTCCTTCTGCGACTTGAAGACGTCGGCCATGCGCAGGCTCTTCGAGCCCGCTGAGGACAAGATGGCCTTGCCGCTCTGCCACGGCTCGCCGCGCTGCGCGGCCTCGTGCAGGGCGCGGACAACCTGCGCCTGGATCGGGCCGAGCCGGAAGCGGTAGCCGTTGCAGCGCACCTCCTGGTAGTCGGCCGAGGCGATGAAGGTGCTCTCCTCCATCGCCGAGCCGCCCGAGGAGAAGCCGGACTGGAGCTCGAAACGATCGCGTTCCTCGCGCCTTAGCAGCAGATCGCCGATCATCACGAAGACCGGCTTGGCGTCACCGTAGAGCGACGCATAGTCCGCGCGCTGGGTGCGGAACTCGCTGACATGGAGTTCGCCGCAGCGGAACAGCTGGAAGACATCGCAGGCATGCAGGTCGAGCAGCCCGCTGAAGGGCTTCTGCTCCCACGGCACGCGGAACCGCTCGCCGTCCTGGCCCTCTTCGTAGTCGCCGAACTCGACCGGCTCGCCGAAGACGCGCACCGACAACCGGAGCTTGTCGTTTTCGGCCAGGTAGACGAGATCGGTCTCGGAAATCCGCCAGCGCTCGAGTACCTCGGGGAGCGTGAAATACAGCTTGTCGATGTGCACGCGCCCCTCCGATTCACCTGTCTGATGTTTACTTTCTGTTCTTATTCGCTTGACGGGTGTCGATCAATCCGATTTTATCCGATTTCATCCACAGATGGGTGGGGAAACATGAACGAGCATCACACGCTTGCCGACCGCCTCAGGGCCCGGGCCAACCAGCTCGGCCTCAGCCCCGCCCATGTCGCCGAGATGGCCGGGGTGAACCGCTCCTTCGTCTACGACATCCTGCGCGGACGATCATCCCGCCCCGGCATCGACCGACTGGCCGAGGTCGCCCGCGTCCTCAAGGTCGACCGCGACTGGCTGATCCACGGGATCGGCGATGTGGAAGGAACGCCGCCCTTCATCGAGAACCCGGACGAAGCCTTCGTGTCGATCGCGCATGCCAGCCCCCGCCCGTCGATGGGCGGCGGCGCCGTGGTTCTGGAACAGGATGACCCCGCCGGCCGCGCCTACCACTTCCGTCGGTCCTGGATCCGCCACAGTCTCAAGGCCAGCCCGTCCCAGCTGCGCATCATGCATGTCGAAGGCGACAGCATGGCGCCCACGCTGCTCGACGGCGACACGGTGCTGGTGGACATGGCGCGCCGTGCGCCGAACCCGCCCGGCATCTTCGTGCTGGACGACGGCATGGGGCTGGTGGCCAAGCGGCTCGAACACATCCCGAACAGCGACCCGCCCGCAGTGCGCGTCATCTCGGACAACGGCTTCTATAGCCCCTACGAGCGAACGGCCGACGAGATCCACATCGTCGGCCGCATCCGTTGGTTCGCGAGGGAGATCTGAGGCGTTGCTCGCTCCATCAAATAATGTACGCGAACGGCCCGTCAGAGGCGCCATTCTGATTTGAGCTTTCCAAGTAGAGTCGACTGCCGATCTTCGAGAACCTTCGCATTCCATTTAGGCTCGCTGAGCACCTGTGAAGTTGTAGCAAATGTTGCTACACCCTTCTTCTGGAAATACTCCTTCTTTTTTCGCTCAAAATCATAGTTCTGTGCCTGGGTGTTCTTTTGCCGTGAGAGCAGTACCAGGTTGGCAAGGCGATGGGTCCAAAGTTCTCGCTCGTCTGCATCGGGGAACCATTTCAGCCAAATTGAGTCAGCAGCAGGGTTCTGCGGCAATACATGCTCAATGCTGAGTACCTTGTGCTCATAGGTGGCCCCCTGATCTGCAAGCAAACTGTCAACGCGCAGAAGCAGAGGCATTCGAACGCGTGTTTGCAGGTAGATTGGCCCACTAAGAGCTGACAGAATGTCACTCTTCTCGTCTGGCGTAAGTTGCAGCGGCGACAGCTCATTAAAGAGATCGTCGCGATTCTCTATTGACCGCAGGACAGCCCCATACCGATTAATGCGATCATTGATGTTCGCTCTTAGAATGAAGAGGCCGTAGGCGAGGCGTTCAAGATCTCGCACGAACTGTTCAAGAGCAGGTTGTTCGTCACGATTCGAATTGAAGAACGCAATTGCGGGAGGCACCCAATCGTAGTTATCCAGCCGGCCAAGGTGTATCAGGTAAGAATTGACCTTGTCGGCATCGCGGGTGCTCTCAAAGGCGGCGCGCGACACCACCTGATAGACCTCCGCAAAGGGGGTCAGCACCTCATCGATGAACTTCCGGCCATTGACCCTGCTGAGAACGCCGTCACGGAACTCTTGGTTCAAATTACCTCGTGCCTTGCTCTTCACATATACCATTCGAATGTGAGCAAAGAGGTCCTTGAAGTCCTCTCTTCCCAGCTCCTCCTCAATCTCTTCCCATTGATCCGTGTAGGAGCCTCTGATGGTTTCGGGCATTGCGCCAATTATGTCCGCCTTCAAAATATCAGTCGGAGATAAGTCTAGACCGCGATCATTCATTACAGAGAAAATTCGATAAGCAGAGTTCTGATCTGATGCCGCCACGACAACAAGATAACAGCGCTGAACCAAGAACATCGTCAGCCGATCTCGTGAGACTTGATCTAGCTTCGACAGCTGCTGCCAGAGATAATTAGCATTTTCATGAATTCTCTGCTGGCTATCCGTTAGTGTGGCCTTGTCTTGCTTTAGAAGAGCCGGGAGTCTACCATCGGCCTGCACTTTTTCCCGAAAGAATTCTCGATCTCGCTCTCTCAGGCTTAGGCGGAAGCGATCTTCGCTACCGGCAAATTTATCTCCTTTCTCACAGACATATTTATCAAGACTGCTGCGAGAGCCAGTTTCATTGGACAGCTCCCGCAGCACGCAAAAAAGAATTGTCAACGTAGTGAGTCGCTGCTGCCCATCCACAACTTGTGCGAGCGCCTTATTTGGATCCTTGATAAGTACAATGCTTCCCAGAAAATATGGAGAAACTTCCTCCATTGCGTCGCCGCTGCCCATGGCTACGATCAAATCGTCAAGGAGCTCTGATGTTTGCTCTGTCGTCCACGAGTAAGGTCGCTGGTAAGCCGGTATTTCGAAGAGATAATCGTCGCTGAAAATCCGCTTGAGTTCCTGCTCTTCTGCCTTGATCGTTTGCTTCATCAGTTACGCCTTTGGTGCCCGCTTCCAGAAATCGTTGCTTCGTGTGGACGCCTGAAGGTCACACGAGATACGGTCCGAGCCACAGGCTATTCGAGTAGGCCCACGAAGAAAAGCGCAGCAGATCAGACAAAATGATGCGAGGCATGTACCCGGCGCATGCAGTGTAGAAACTTACGCGACGCGGACCCGATCTACTTCGAACAGCTTCTCCCCGATGCGACAAGGTGTTGTTTTCCCTTGATTGCATAAGCCGCACGCGGCGAACACGGAGCAAACCGCCTCAGGAGGCTCGCTCCCCATGCAAGACGACAGTACCTTCGCGCCGCCCGCCGAGACGCTCACCACCGATGAGCGGCTGACGGAACTGGCCGCCATCCTCGCCGGCGCCATCGCGCGCACCAACCCACGGGAAACGAACAAGAATTCTCCGCTCGACGGAGACAGTTCGCTGGACATTCTCGCCCTCAGACGTCGTCGTCGGAGACAGGTTCGCAACCGAGTTGGAGATGACGCATGAGGAAAAACACAAGGAAATCAGGCGCGGAGGCCGCGCCCGCACGCCAGGTGGAGGGGATCGACATCCTGGCCGAACTGGCTGCGCTGAAGGCGATGACGGTGCCTGAACTGCAGGAGAAGTGGCAGGCCATCTTCGGGGAGCGCGCGCCGAACGCCAGCCGCGGCAACCTCGAGCTTCGGCTCGGCTACCGCATCCAGGAACTGGCCCATGGCGGGCTGCGGCGCGAGACGCGCAGAACGCTCGATGCGCTGGCCGACGAGGTCATGAGCGGCAAGCTCGGCGGCTTGGTGGCGGACCCGCGCAAGCCGGCGCCCGGCACGAAGCTGGTCCGCGAGTGGGGCGGCGAGGAGCACGTGGTCACCGTGCTTGCGGACGGCTTCGAATGGCAGGGCCGGCGCTTCAAGTCGCTTTCGGCTGCCGTCCGCGCGATCACCGGGGCGCACTGGAATGGCTGGCGGTTCTTCGGCCTCGACCAGACCGGAGGCGCGCGATGAACAGAAAGACTCAGACCGAGCCCGTGCGCCGCCTGCGCTGCGCCATCTACACCCGAAAGTCGAGCGAGGAAGGGCTCGATATGGAGTTCAACAGCCTCGACGCGCAGCGGGAGGCATGCGAGGCCTACATCGCCAGCCAGCGCGCGGAGGGGTGGGCCTGCCTGCGTGAGCGCTACGACGATGGCGGGGTCTCGGGCGGCACGCTGGACCGCCCCGCGCTGAAGCAGTTGATTGCCGATGTCGAGGACGGGCTGATCGACGTGGTCGTGGTCTACAAGATCGACCGCCTCAGCCGCGCGCTGATGGATTTCTCGAAGCTCGTGGAGATCTTCGACCGCCATGGCGTGACCTTCGTCTCGGTCACGCAATCATTCAACACGACCACGTCCATGGGCCGGCTGACGCTGAACATCCTGCTCAGCTTCGCCCAGTTCGAGCGCGAGGTCATCGGCGAGCGGATCCGCGACAAGGTCGCCGCCTCGAAGAAGAAGGGCATGTGGATGGGTGGCTACGTGCCGCTCGGCTACGACGTGGTCGACCGCAAGCTGATCGTGAAAGAGGCGGAGGCTGCGCAGGTCCGGACCATGTTCGAGCTCTTCGCGCGATCAGATTCCACCGCGGCCGTGATCCGGGACCTGAACGCGCGTGGTATCCGGTCCAAGCGCGGCCGGCCCATCGACCGCGGAGCGCTCTACAAGCTGCTGCATAACCGCATCTACCGCGGCGAGATCACCCACAAGGGCGAGACCTATCCCGGCATGCACGAGCCCATCGTCGATGCGGAGTTGTGGGATGCCGCCCATGCGGTGCTGTCCGGCAACCGCAACCAGCGCGCCGGGCGCACCCGGAGCACCGAGCCGGCGCTGCTGCGCGGTCTGATCTTCACCGAGACCGGCGCCGCGATGACCCCGCACCACACGAAGAAGGGCAACAGGCGGTACTGCTACTACGTCTCGATGGACGTGATCCAGAAGCGGCCGACGGCCGAGCTGCGCGGGCCCCAGCGGCTGCCCGCCGCCATGGTGGAGGAAGCGGTCATCGGAGAAATCCGGCGGCTGCTGCGCACGCCGGAGATCATCGCGCGCACCGACCGCGCGCTGAAGAAGGAGCGACCCGACCTCGACGAGGGCACCGTGACCGCGGCGCTCACGCAGTTCGACGATCTGTGGAAGGCGCTGATCCCGGCCGAGCAGGCCCGCGTCGTCCAGCTGCTCGTGGCGCGCGTGACGGTGGGCGAGGACGGGCTCGACATTGACCTGCGCCACGACGGGCTCGGCGCGCTGGCGAGCCTGATGACGCCCGCGCGGGAGGACGCCGCCTGATGCCTGCGAACGACACGATCCGCGTCCACATCCCGCTCACGGTCCGCAAACGCGGCGGCCGGCCGCGGATCCTGCCGCCGAAAGACATCGAGACATCGGAACCGCCGCCGGGACAGGATCCCCGCGTGCTGCGCGCCATCGGCCGGGCATGGGCGTGGCGAAAGCGCATGGAGCGCGGCGAGGTCACCACCATCGCCGATCTCGCCGCCGAGGAAGGCCTCTCCGACCGCTACGTCAGCCGCCTCCTGCGCTTGGCGTGGCTGGCGCCGGACGTTCTCGAGCGCCTCGTCGTGCGCCGCGAGCCCTGCGCGATCAGCCTATACGACCTTTGTTTCGTGGCACGCCTGCCGTGGGACGAGCAGCCAGTGCGGGTGTTCGGCTGACTCTTTCTGTACGAAACACAATGGTTACATAGAGTCTCTCGACCCACGACACCCCGGTCTTTGCTTGCGTCTGAGCCTCCCGCAACCTACTCGTGGGAGAGCAAACGCCTAGAAGGCACCAGCCGTGCAATATGATGCAATAACTCTTGATACGAACGTTTTCGACCGCAATGGCCTCGTGCTTGAGAGCGGGCTCCTCGCGCAGATGACGCAGTTTTCTGGAGGCTCCGCTCAATTTATCATGTCGGAAATCGTCCTACGCGAAGTACATCGCCACTTGGTTGAAAAGGCAAAGAATTCGAGAGACGACTTTATCGCCGCAACGAAGCGCGCAATAGAGCATGGCGTCATTGCTGATGACAACCGTACTGCGCTCGACGAAATTTCCAAAAAATCAATAGATCCAAGTGAAGCGGCAAAGCTCCGGATCGAAAAATACTTGAAGGAAACAGGTGCGGAAATCATCCCTGCTGACACAACTGACATTCGAGCTCTGATAAAAAGCTACTTTGAATTATCGCCTCCGTTCGAAGGGTCCGGAAAGAAAAAGAACGAGTTCCCTGACGCAATTGCGCTGCTATCGCTGGAAGCTTGGGCCGTAGAGAAGGGGATAAAGATTCTAGCAGTTTCGTACGATAAGGGCTGGGCTGAATTCGCGGCTAAATCGCATCATATCGATGTTTTGGAAGACCTTCCTGGCGCTCTTTCGATGCTCCAGAAGGACACCGAGCACGCCCAGAAAGTCATGAATTTGGTGCTCAAGCGCCTCGTGGCAGGAGAAGATCCAGACTTTCTTTCAGACATCGAAGCGCATGTGTCCGATGAAGTGTCTTCCGCCAGCGTATTTCCTGAAGCGGCATCATCCTTCTATTACGAGCCAGATTATGTTGAACTTGAGCTTCAAAAACTGGACTTCCGGTACAGGGAAGGTGAGCTCGACATGGATATCGTCGCAGTGGGTGCTGGCCGTATAGTTACACGACTCGGCATCGAGGTTTTTGCCGACGCGTCAACAAGCTTCTCGTTTCAAGTAAAGGACGGGATAGACAAGGACTATGTTTCGATTGGCAGCTGCCATGCCGCTACGGAAATCAGTTTTCCTGCATCGATCCTTGTCACTCTTGAAGGCGACTTCAGTAATCTTGACGAGCTTGACTATGTCGCCTCGGGTATCGAGCTGATTGGGATGATAGACACGGTCGATTTTGGTGAGGTCGAGCCAGATTTCGGCGAAGATTACTACGATTGA